GGTGTTTAATATGAGTTGGAATGGATTTAACTTTAATAATAATCAAGATGAATGTAATTGTCCTGAATGTAGAGGAGTTTCAGAAGTTGAACAAATGTATGTTGATATTTCAATAGAAAACCCTGATCATATAATCAATGAATTCTTTGAAGAAATTAAAAAAGCTAGAAGTGAAGATGAGTTATTTGTATTGTTAACTGAGTTTTATGATGCTGTTTATAAAAATACATATAAAGAATTTTTACTTGATGAATTAAGTGAAAAAATTAATTTATTACATGCTTTAGAGTACCTTAAATTTGAAGATTAAATAAAATATTCATTTTATATATTTACTCCTCTCCCATTTTATAAAGAATTTTTATACAGCGTCTAGCAATTGCATTCGGCTTTTGTTAGGCGTTGAAATAAGGATTCTTTTTTATTTTGTTTGGAAAACAAGGTGGTGATCTAGTGGGTTCAAAAAATGAAATAATGTGTACATGTTGTGGCAAAGTAAAATCAATTAGAGATTTTTACACCTCTAAATCCCCTTTTCATAAAGCTATTGGTAGGCTTCATGTTTGTAAGGATTGTATGTTTGAATATGTGGATGAAAACAATATTGATACCATAAAGAATGTTTTAAGAATGGTTGATAAACCTTGGATTTCAGATTTATATAATAGTTCGATTCAAGAAGCTCAAAGAGATAATAAAAGTATTTTTGGTATCTATATGAAAAATTTAGGTATGCCGCAAAATAGAGATAAAACTTGGAATGATGGAGATGTAAATAAATTAAATAATAGTATTTCTCCTGATTATAGCTTAGAAAATGAAGTTGAACTTACAGATGAAGATAAACAGTATTTAATTAAATTTTGGGGCAGAGGTTTTAGTCTCGAAGATTATTTATGGTTGCAAAATGAATTTGAGGATTTTGTAACAAGATATGAGTGCGACTCTAAAAGTATGGAATTATTAATAAAACAGATATGTTTAACTGAACTAGATATCGAAAAAAGACGTGCGAACGGTGAAAAAGTTGACCAGCAGCTAAAAACACTGCAAGACCTTCTTGGATCAAGTAGTCTTAAACCAGTTCAAGAAACAGGAGCTAATGCAATTGAACAAGCTACTTTCGGTACTTTAATTAAAAAATATGAAAATGAAAAACCTATTCCTGAACCTGATCCAGAGTGGAAAGATGTTGATGGGATTATGAAATACATAAGTGTTTGGTTTTTTGGACATTTGTGTAAAATGTTAGGGTTAAACAATAAATACTCTAAATTATATGAAGAAGAAGTTAAAAAATACAAGATTGAAATCACTGAAGAAGATTGAAGGTGGTGTTAGTTGGCAAGTTATACAAACTTTCAAGTTGATCGTAACAAGAGAAAAAATGGTATAAATATATTTAAAAAAGGTAGAAATTTTAATAAAAAAAATGACAATCTTACAAAATCAGAAAAATTAATGAATGGCATTGGAATCTGGACTAGTTTTTATAGATCTAATCCTCACAGGTTTGTGAAAGAATATTTGGGGATTAATTTAAAGCTATTTCAACAAATTTTAATCTATATGATGATGCATTTTAATTATTTTATGTATTTAGCAGCAAGGGGACAAGGTAAGTCATTTCTTACCGCTATTTTTTGTGTAGTTAGATGTATATTATTTCCAGAAACGAAGATCATTGTGGCATCTGGTGTTAAATCACAAGCAAGAGAGATTATCGAAAAAATAGACGATTTAAGAAAGGGATCGCCTAATCTTGATCGTGAAATAAGTGATTTAAGAACGAGCACTAATGACGCAAGAGTAGAATTCCATAATGGAAGTTGGATAAAGATTGTTGCTTCCAATGATAATGCTCGTTCAAAACGCTCTAACGTATTAATTGTTGATGAGTTTCGTATGGTTGACTTAGATGTTATAAATAAAGTTCTTAGAAAGTTTCAGACTGCCCCAAGGCAGCCCAAATATTTAGAAAAACCTGAATATAAACATCTTCAAGAACGAAACAAAGAATTATATTTGTCTTCTGCGTGGTATAAACACCATTGGTCATGGGAACGTTTTTTAGCATATTTTAAAGCAATGACAAATGAAAAATCTTATTTTGTTTGTGGTCTTCCTTATTATTTATCTATTAAAGAAGGACTTTTGATGGAAGAACAAGTTCGTGATGAAATGTCTGAAAGTGATTTTGATGAAATTGGTTGGTCAATTGAAATGGAATGTCTTTTCTTTGGAGAGTCGGAAAGAGCATATTTTAAATATGAAGATTTAGAAAAAAATAGAAGATTGCCAAAACCAATTTATCCAAGAGAATATTATGATCTAATTAGAGATTCAAGTTTTAAATATGAACCTAAAAAATCAGGTGAGATAAGACTAATTTCTAACGATATTGCTACGATGGCAGGAAAAGAAAACGATGCTAGTATTTATACGATTTTTAAACTTGTGCCTACTACAAAAGGATATGATAGGCATATCGTATATATGGAAAGCTTGGAAGGTGGTCACACTGTAAGTCAAGCAATAAGAATCAGACAATTATACGATGATTTTGAATGTGATTATATAGTTTTAGACACTCAAAATGCTGGTATAGGCGTGTTTGATCAATTAACACAACCACTATACGATAAAGAAAGAAATAAAGAGTATGAACCGTTTTCATGTATAAATGATGAAAAAATGGCTGAACGTTGTACTTATCCTAATGCTCCAAAAGTAATTTATAGTATAAAAGGTAATACTCAATTGAATAGTGAAGTGGCAGTCTTATTAAGAGATAATTTTAAGCGTGGAAAAATTAAATTATTGATTAATGAAATGGAAGCTAAAGAGTATTTACAAAAACTTAAAGGATATGAAAATCTTCCAGAAGAGGTAAAAGCAAAATTTATTAATGTTTATCAGCAAATAACTTTCCTTATTAATGAAATGATTAACTTAGAAGCAGAATATAATGATAATCGTCAAGTTAAATTAAAAGAACCTAGAAGTAAACGTAAAGACAGATATAGTTCTGTATCTTATGGTAACTATGTCGCTAGTTTACTTGAGCGTGAACTATTGAAAAAAGATGAATACGATATTGATGATGAACTTGTTTATTTCTAATATAAATAAAATAAATTATTATTACTTCAAGGAGGTGAATCCATGACAGAAGTTAATGAACTTGAGCGTGAACAATTTGATTATCATGATTATATTGCAACATTTGTAGATGGCTTTGTAACTAAATTATATTCAAAAGGCATTGTTAATGAAATTGAAGCTGATACATTAAAAAAGTATTTTAGCAACCCAGATGAGTATCAAAAAGAATTAGAAAAAATTACTGAGTATTATTACATAAGTAATGGTGAAATATTTCAATTACTTGATATGGCAAAAATTTTACCTACTTTAAACTATAAGATTGATGCCTTTGAAAAAAATAAATCATATGAAAAAAATGCACTATTATGTAAAAAGACTTTACATAAATTAAAACACAAAACTTTAACAAGAGATATTATCTCTCAAGTAGTCTCAACAGGCACATTATGCGGGATTTGGTTGGGTGATAAAAATTCACCATATTTTTATATATTTGATGATTTAAATTACGTCTTCCCTTCTCATATGGTTAACGGTAATTGGGTTGTAACTGTAGACATTGGTTGGTTTGACACTATGAATGAATTACAAAGAAGTATTATGCTTAAAAACTTAAGCCCTTTTGTTACAGAACGAGATTATAAGAATTTCCAAAGCAATCGAGAAAAATATAAATATAAAGACTTACCACAAGATCGAACAGCAGTAATAAGAACTCATACATTAAAAAGAAATCAAAACTTAGGTTTAAGTTGGGTTACACAAGGATTATATGATATTTTACACAAGAAAAAATTAAGAGATTTAGAGAAGGCAGTTGCAAATAAAATTATTAATGCTATTGCTGTCTTGAAAATTGGTAGTGATAAGAATAATGGCGAGTATTCAAATCTTAAATTATCAAAACCAGTAAAGAAAAAGGTGTACAGTGGAGTTAAGGCAGCGTTAGAAAAGAATAGTAAAGATGGTATAACGGTTGTTGCTATTCCAGATTTTTCTGATTTAATATTTCCTGATATAAAAAGTGGTGACAGTTTAGACCCTAAAAAATTTGAATCAATTAACAATGATATTTTAGCAAGTTTAGGTATCTCCCCTGCCCTTCTTAATGGTACTGGTGGGAATTTTGCGAGTGCCAAAATTAATCTTGATGTATTTTATAAAAAATTAGCTGTATTACTTGAAGAGATTGAGATTGAAGTTTATGGGAAGTTGTTTAATTTAATATTGCCTAATAATCAAAAAGATAATTTCTTTATGGTTTATGACAAAGAACCACCTTTAACAAATAAAGAAAAGGTTGATATTTTGTTAAAACTCCACAGTCAAGCAGGTTTCAGCTTAAAAGCTGTAATTGATTCATTAAATG